TTATTTTCATTATTTTCATTATTTTCATTATTTTCATTATTTTCATTATTTTCATTATTTTCATTATTTTCATTATTTTCATTATTTTCATTATTTTCATTATTTTCATTATTTTCATTATTAAAAAATTTACTTTCCTTTAAAACATTTGAATTTTTTATCCAAAATTTTATTATACAAAAATTTTTCTTAGGACTTATAGATATTCCATTTATATTTTCTAAAAATGTTATATTATCTATCAATGTTCTTCCAATTAAAGAATAATTTAAACATTTCCAAACATTATATACATTATCAATCGAAATTTTATATGACAAAGACCCCCCTTTAGAATTTTCATTATCTTCCCATATTGGTTTAATGTTATTTTTCATAATAAATAACATACATTTTTCTACTATTTCTTTATTTAAATTTTCTATTAATAATATACAATCTTCTAATGTATCAAAACTATAAACTTTTTTATAACTATTTATACTCCAATCTATATCATAAGGTAAATGTAACCATAAAGTCCATAAATTATTTAACTTATTCATATACTAATATTAAATATATATATTTAATATTAATTATTTAAATATTTAAATATACAAACAATCACCATTTCTTTCTTTTCGTTCTTTACCTTCTCCACAAGGTGCTACACAAATATCCAACGAATTACGAACCTTTCCAGGAGGACATGGATAATAACAATCATATCCTGTCTTAGTATTATAAGATTCTTTTGTTTCATTTATAGGACATGGTATATTATTATTATATTTACTTGATTCATTTCTACTATTTATATATTTTAAAAATGGTAAATTTAATTTATCAGCATCATATTTGATATTTTTATCAAATTCATTTTTTGCATTTCTATTCCAACGTTCTCTCTGTTCAGCTGTTAGATTATTCCAATCATAATCTATAATTTTTAGTAAATCAATATCAGTTAAATCTGGATATTCATTTTTTATAGCTTCCATATTATTACGTCTGTATAATATATGTCCATCAAATAAATAATTATCATTATAAATTCTATTATATGATATTAAATCATTATTATTCATATTATCTATGGTATTGTTTCTTAATTCCTTATTCTCTCTTAATTCTAATATATTATAATTATTTAATATTCTGTTATTATCAAATTCATTATATAATGAACTTACATTATTATTAAAAATTTTTTCACCTATATTATTAATATACTTATCAATTATATTATATTTTATATTATTATTTGATAAATCATACAATGAATCTTTTTTACTATTTAATTTAAAATTATTTTCTATTTTATCATATAATTTTTTTTTTCTTGACTCTCTATCTATTCTATCAATAGAATTAAATCTATCATAAAAATAAGCATATTTTTGTTGATTTAATAAATTACTACTTTCTAAACTATTATCGTCTATATTTAATTTTTTTTTTAAGTTATTATAAAAAAAAGAATGTTTTTTTAGTTCCGATAAATTACTTAATAAATTATTGTCGTCTGAATTATCCAAATAAAAATTTCCATCTTTTTCAATTATATTATCTGAAAAATCTTTTGATCTTAATTTTATTTGTGATCTTAAATCTTTATCCTCTGTATTTGTTCCAAATACTTTTAATAATAATGTAGAAATTAATGTCATCATAATAATTGGAATAAATACTAGAAACCATGCAATTACTTTATATCCTAAATTACATAAAATATTTATAATTACTGAAAATATTATCATAACAATAAATTTTATAAATGCTTCATTTGTTAAACCTTTATAAAAATCTATTAATATTTGTATTAATGAAAATCCTATAAAAATTAAAGTTGGTGCACAATTAGATGATACTATCATAATTATATTAACTCTATATTATATAATTTATATATTTGTATTTATTTTATTTAATTTCTTTTTTTTCACTTAACATAATTAATTTATCTAATTTATAATTTATGTTATTCATATTATCTTTCAAAAATACATTATTATTATCATTATTATCATTATTATTATTATTATTATTTAATTTTAAATTTAAAATTTCCAAATCTCTTTCTTCTAAAATTTTTGTTAATTGTTGAATATTCTCTTGTTGTTTTTTCATAATATCTACTATTTGTTCATTTGTTAATTCAATATTTTGACCATTCTGATTTAATATTATTTTACCATTTGCTTTATTATTTTCCATCATTTTTTTTCTTTCTGCTTCAATTTCTTTTATTTGTTTTATTACATCTGGTTTATTTATTGGATCGCCCGGCGAGTATTCTGATAATAAGTTTTCCATTTTATTCAGATAAAATTCTTTAGCATCATCTTCTTTTACAAATTCATCTACTGTCCTACTACATTCTTTTTGATATTGATTTTGCCCATTATCTAAAAGTTTTTTTTTGTCAAACGTGTTTTGACTATGTGAAAATACTAGAATTGTTTTTTTTGGTTCTAATTGAACAAAGGGGACTGTATAATTCTTTAAAAAAGCTTTTTCTTCAGCTAATGCAGCATGATTATCATATACATGATCTTTTAATAATTCTCTTTTAAATGCAAATGTACCTGCTGTCGCATGATTCGAATTATATGGTCCAAATTGCCACATCTTTTGTATATGTCTAAACCATATATATATTTCACTCGCACCAGCACATAACGCACTTGGATGACTTAATAACATATTTACAGAATGTGATACTCTTTCTTTTGGATAATAATCATCATCGTCCATATAAACTATTATATCTCCACATGATTTCTCATGCATAATATTTCTTTTTTTACCTAATGGCATTTTTTCATCATATTTATAATATTTTACCTGCTCTATATTTTTTACTAAATCTTCTATTTTATCACTACCATCGTCTATAATAATCCATTCCATTTTATTTAGTGGATAATCTTGATTTAAAAAATTTTTTATACACTGATCCCAAAATGGTCTTCTATTAAATGTAGGCGTACATACACTTACAAATGGTAATTCATTTTTAACTTTATTTTTTTTTGTCATATAATTTATATTTATTTATATACAAATTATATTTATATATATTTTTGAATAACTATTTATTATTTATTATTTATTATTTTTATTAATTCAATATATTTTATAAACCCGCGCTAGATAATCCTTTTGTTACTTTCATAATTATTAATATAATTATTAACCCCGCTACAATCCCTGTTACCATATTATTAAATGCTAATCTACATGCTGATAAAATACATAAACATAAAAATATTGTTAATAAATCAGCATGATCTTTTAATAAACTAAAAGTTTCTAATGGATTACTTAATGGTATATAAAACATCTTTAAAGGTATTACTATATTTAAATATATTGCAGCTAATCCTAACATGACAATTATTATAAACGGTAATATTATTAGTCTCAAAACAAGCCATATTATAGCTATAAGTGTATTACATACCAACCATATAATAAATTTCCTTATCGCCTCCCACCAACTTTTTTTTCCTCTCCATTCATTAGGAACGAACATTTTTTTATCATCTATAAATTTATAATAGTTATTAAGATTAAATTCATCACATTCTTTATCCTTAAACATTGGAGGAAGAAATCTCAAATAACCAGGATCTGTTTCATCTTTATATGCTTCTGGATGCCAAGATTTATATACTAGAAAACTAACAAAATCATATATATAATATATACCTAACATTAGACTAACTCCAGTAGTTCCTATTGTTATTAAGAAAGAAATAGCTGCTAGTGGCCAAAAAGCACCAAATAACACATTTGGATTCTTAGTTAATCCAGCTATTAAACCAAATAATAAACCAGATACAAATAGAAATAATATATTAGCTGCTATAGCATTTCCTTTAAATATTGATTGATATTTTAAAGACATATACTTTAAAATCCAGTTTATTAAAAATCTAGTTGTTAATACTACATATAAAAATGAAAAACTTATTGTTCTAGCTATTGATTTTATTGATTCATTTTTAAAATTATCTTCTGCATGATCAGCTATGTTATATGGAAATGCTCTACCAGTAAATATAGGTTCACTTGAATCAAGATTTATACATTTTGCACTAACTGAATTATAATCACTAAATCTACTTTTTATACCTGGCTTTTCACTATTTTTAGGAGTACCACCTTTTAATCCTCCTGTTTGCTTTAGTTTATTTTTACATATTTGATAAGGATATTCACATATATCAGATCGAAAAACATAATCAATAATATTTAATTCTGCGTTTTTACTACTATTACAACGAGTTCTATAGTAAATACATTCTTTTGCATTTCCATAACGCAACCAAAATTCAAAACATACACCTAAAATAGAATAAATAAATAAAACAAGTGCTGACATTAAAAGCACATAAAAGAATAATGCAATTTTATTAGGATCATCAAATATTTTATTGTATAAAATTTGTATTTTATCTCTATGTACTATTTCGTATTCCTTTCCATCATATTTTATTTTTATATTTGTTGTATTGAATTTTAAGTTATCTTGATCATCTACTGACATACCTGATAAATCTACTTTACTACATCCTGGCGACGTATTAGCATCTAAATCAGGTATTTCATAATATGATCTAATAGTGTTATCTAGAATACTAACTAATGAAATATCCTTACCATCAGGTATAGAATTTGGTACCTTTTTAATATCTCTTAAATACTTTATTCTTTCTTCAGTAGAACCTTCGTACAATCCACCGAGATCTATATCATATATATTATCACTATTCTTCAAATATTCCAAACCAGTTTCAGCAGGATCCTCTATACAATGTCTTACATAACTATCTGGTTTAAGATTACCTATACTTGAATTTTTTATTGTATTTTTATAAAATGTTCGTATGTCTATTTGTACCATATTAATATATCTTACTATAATAAATTAAAAGAATATAAATATTTATTCTAAATGTTAATTAATTATGAATAAATTTGTTTCAAATGAAACATATAAAGATTTTAAAGACGTATTAATTGTTCCAAAACCATCTAATATTAATAGTAGAAATTTAGTTAACTTAGAAAAAACTATTGAATTTGATAATGATTTAAAATGGAGTGGTATTCCAATTATAGCTGCTAATATGACAACCGTTGGTACATTAGATGTATATAAAACATTACATAATTATAAAATAATAACTGCATTACATAAATTTATTAAATTAGAAGATTTAATGGAATATAATAATAATAATTCTTCTCCTTTAAATCCTGATTATTTTGCAATTTCAACTGGTATAAGTGATTTTGATTATGATAATCTTGTTAATATTCTAGATAATTTTTTTTGTAAATGGATTGTAATTGACATAGCAAATGGTTACATATCTAATCTGAAAAAATTTTGCACAAAAATTAAAACAAAATATAAATATAAAATTATAGTAGCAGGAAATGTTTGTACTAAACAAGGCGTAGATGATTTATTTAATTGTAATATTGATATAGTCAAGGTTGGTATAGGTGGTGGTTCAGCATGCACTACTAGAATACAAACTGGTATAGGAATGCCACAATTGTCTTGTGTATTAGAATGTCATAATAAAAAAATAAAGAATAATAATAATAATAATAATAATAATGATAATGATAATACTAATGATAATGATAATAATAATAATAACTACAATAAAAGATATATTATTAGTGATGGTGGAATAACTTGTCCGGGTGATATGGCAAAAGCTTTTGCTGCAGGAAGTGATTTTGTTATGGTTGGTGGTGAATTTGCGGGGCATGATGAAAATCCTGGTAAAATAATTGAAGAAAATGGAAATAAATTTAAATTTTTTTATGGTATGAGTTCTAGCTATGCGATGAAAAATAATTATGCATCTAATAATAATACAAATTATCGCAGTTCTGAAGGAAGAGAAATTAAAATTAAATATAAAGGTAAACTATCTAAAACAGTCGATAATTATTTAGGAGGATTAAGAAGTGCATGTACATATACAAATTCTAATGATTTAAATGATTTATATAAAAATTCACAATTTATTTTAGTAAATAATCAATATAATACAAATTTATTAAAATAATAATAATTATAATTATAATATTACACAAAAATTGCTACTGATTTCTAGTTATGTAACACATTTCCGGATTTCCGATAAATAATCAATATAATTAAAATTACTAAATAATCAATATAATAATATTATTAAAATTAATATTATTATAATATAATACTATGAAATTTAATAATATTATAAAAATAATTATATTAATTTCAATAATATGTATATGTTTATATATTTTATATTTTTCTAAAGATTTAATTAAAGAAAATTTTGAAGTTGATAATAATTGTTCTGAATGTATAGTTAAACCTTCATCCGGAAATTGTATAGATATATATGATATTAGTATATCACCGTACCCTATAATGCCCAATGAAAATACTGATGTATCTCTTATTAATACTGATTATGTATTTTGTCCATGGGAATCTAATTGTATATCATATAATACAATGAGACACACTTCAAATGATATTCAATGTTGTTCTAATTCTAATATTTTTTATAATAACAATAAAGATACAATTAAAAATTTTGAAATAATAAAAGATGTAAAAAATGATAAATGTAGTGATGTAATATTATCAGAATTATCATCTGTTTTAATTCGAAATAATCCACAAAAATATTACAATATATTAAAATTATGTAATGATGTTAAATCATATCAAAATTTAAATAAATATGGTTTATTTTTTAAAAGAATTATTGATTCTTCAATTAATATTTTAAAAGATCCTAATTTAACTATTGAAGAAGTTCTTGATTACCAAAATATTTTAGCATTCAAAATGAATTCAGATTATCCTGAAGATGATTTAAATAAATATATATTTCCAAATGATGCACCCCGAGATTTTTTAAAAAATAAAAATAGAAAAAAATTAACTAATACTATAAAGGAGAGAAAATTTTATATGCAATATTTAAATACACATAAAAATGAAAAACAATTAATTCAAAATGCATTAGCAGAACATTTATATTCAGTACAAGGAATAAAAGATATATCATATATATATAAATTATCAGATTCTGCTGGTTCAGAAATTGATTATAATTTAAGTGAAAATGAATTTATAAATTGTTCAGGTGAGATTAAATCTTATAATAATTATATTTTTTCAGAAGTAAGTTGGAATGAATTAAATTTTGATAATAATGATGATACTAATATAAATTCTTTTAATAAAAATAATAATAAATATTATAATTATAATGAAAATGATAATACATTACATGATTTAAATAGATTACAAAATATACCTCCTGATAATATAAATTATCAAATTATTTCTAATTATTTAAATGTTATTAATTCATTTTACAATAAAAAATTAGATTCATTAATACCACCTAAAACATTAGAATATGATATAGATTCACAAAAATTAAATTCTAATACCTTTTTTGTATATAATAATGAAATATCTAATAATTATCCATGTGAAAATAGTGCAAGTAATAACGAGAACTTTAAATATTGTGGTCCTGTACCTTATTCTTTATAATAGTAAAATTAATATATTATTTTATATACAAAAAAAATAATGATATAATTTATTATATGATTTTAGATAAAATAAATTATATAAAAATGAATTTAAGAAAATACATAGAAAACGTTTTGATAAAAATAGGTTTTCCAGAAGAAAGTTTAAAATATTTTTTTCAATATTATTATTCATGGATATTGATTCCATTATTAGCTATTTTATATTATATGTATCCATTAATTAGACCGGCTATAACAGTATATATGTTTATAGTAGCTATATTAGGAACAATATTAATATTATTGATACCTGAAAAAATATCTAATTTCATCTTTTTGATAATTAGAATAATTTATATATTTTTTCATTTGATAGTTTTAGTTCCGATATTTATGAAATCATCGTACATAAAAACAAAAAAAAACAAAAATAAAAATGAAACTACTAATGAAAAGAAAGTTACTTTTTCAAATAAAAACAAATATTTTTATTATACAACAGAATTCAATAAATTATTACAAATAAATTATTATAATTTTGCATTATTTTTACTAGGTATTTATTTGATTACATTATTTCCTATTTGGCCATATTTTTGGGTTACACGTAAATTAGTATTAATATTGTTTGTATTAATTGTAGTAAGTTTATGGTTAATAGGTGAATTTATAAATTTAAATAATTATGTACCATATTAGTATTTTCTAAATTGCTGGTTAATAAACTATATTCATACATTTTTTCAAAACATCAGGCGGAGCGTTATATTCTAATTTAATTAAATTTTTTTCATAAGAAATCTTTAATTTAAATATTATGGTCATCTACCTTATTCTTTATAATAAGTAAAAACAATATAAAATTTAATTTATAATATTAAATATTATATGTATCGCATAATACCATTACGTATTTTAAGACGTACTACAGGCGTAATGTTTGATGAAATGGTACCATCTGATATTCCAAAAATCAGTGGTATTGATAGAGTTATTCACGGACCAAATTCTATTTCGCCGGGTCCAGTTGAAGATTCACCAATACCAGTAAAAAGACCATGGTATATGCATTCGGGACAAGATGATAATTTATTAGTATTACAAGGAACCCGATATATAGATATTTTTGATATTAAAACAAATATAAAAGCATCTTTTATTATAACACCTGATAAAGTTTATAAAAATGATAAATTATATTATGATGGTCCAGCAATGGTAGTTTGGCCAGCTGGTATTTTTCATAGAATAATAAGTGGTGTAGATGGGAGTATTAGTGTTAATTTCGCTACCCGTACAAATAAATTTGATATAAATGATAATTTTAACATTTATAATTTATGTACAACAACTGGTAATTATGAGTTATTAAGAGAGGGTATTGATGATCAACCTGATTTAGCATATAAATATCCTAATGAAGAAATAAAAAAATTATTTAAAAGTTAATATTCAATTATAATTTTCAATTTACTAATAAATAATTTAAAAATTTCTAATATATATAATGTTAAATAAAACAAGAAAATTATGTGCTAGTTGTTTAAAATTCAATTTTAATAAAACTTTAACATCTAGTAATAAAAGAAAACCAAAATGGTTAAACAAAATTGATTATGTAGAAGAATTTGTAAAAAAAAATTCAAAAAATTTTAATAATAGATATCCGAAAAATTATAATAAAGTTATTAAAATAAATTTAGGTAAAAAATTAAGTAACAAAAAAATATTATATTGGGCTGCTAATCCTAGTAATAAATTAATAATTAATGATGCTAAACATGCATATGGTAATTTTTCAAATAGTGGAGTTGTAAATATAGATAAAGATGGGTTTGCAAAAATTAAATTTATGGTTCCTCAAAATTATAAAACTATTATAAAAAATGAAAAAAACTATACTTCATTTTTTAAACATATTCATTATGTTATTTCTAATAATAATAATGATGCATGGATTTTTAAAATTTTTACAAAATTAATTCATAATAATTATGATTATAAACAATTATTACAAAAATTAAATTCTAAGGAAGCTATTATTTTAAATGTTTTACCAAGCGAATATTATGCAAAAGATCATATACCTAATACATATAATTTGCCTGTTTCACAAATAAAAAAAATGTCTATTAAAGATTTAAATGACTGGTTTATATCAATTATTAATTTACACTATCCAAAACTAAAAATTTTAATACCAAATAAATTAAAACTTTACGAAATACCAATAATTTCTTATTGTGCACATAATCAATGCACTGCTTCTAAAAATGCTGCAGAAGAATTAATGAAAAAAGGATTTGTAAATGTAAGTTTATATGAAGATGGTATGAGAGATTATAATAAACAAAATAAAAATTAATATATTATTTAAATCTTTAAATAATATATATATGTAATGACTAATTATGATATTATAATAATTGGTGGAGGAATTAGTGGAATATATACTATGTATAATTTAAAAAAAAAATATCCAAAACTAAAAGTTTTATTATTAGAAAAAGACAATAGATTTGGTGGTAGAATATATACATATTTTGAAAAAATTAATAATAAAACTTATAAAATGGATTTAGGTGCTGGAAGATTAGGATTTCATCATAAAAAAATTATGAATTTATTAGAAGATTTAAAATTAAAACATGAAATTATTCCTATAACAAACACCCAAAATTATATTGAATATAACAAAAAAACAAATAATGTAATTAATAAATCTAAAGAAAAACAATTTATTAGTGATTTATTATTTAAATTTTTTAATAGTTCAAAAATTGCTAATCTTAGCCATAGTTTATTAAAAAAATTAAATTTAAATCAATTATTTTCTAAGTTTTTTTCGAGACATATGTGTAAAACTATAGAAAATACATTTGAATATAAATGCAAATTAAAATATTTTAATGCTGATGATGCTGTATATTATTTTAAACATGATTATAATAAATATAGTAAATTTTTTGTTTTAAAAAACGGATTACATATTATGATTGATGGTATGTTAAATAAAATTAAAACTAATAAAAATTATATTTTTAAAAAAAATATGGATGTTAAAAAAATTAATTATGATCTAGAGAGAAATCTATATAATATAAATTATAATAGTAAAAATTCTAAACATAGTGTATATTCTAAATTTGTTATATGTGCTTTACCCAGAAAAGATTTAATTAAATTTGATATTCTCTCACCATATATGAGAGAATTAAATACTATTAATGAAATTGCTAAAATGCGTATTTTTGAAATATATGATACTAAAACTACCGATGCATGGTTTAAAGATTTACCAAAATTATCTACTAATGAAGAATTACAATTTATAATTCCTATTGACCCTAAATCAGGATTAATTATGTCTTCATATAATGAAAATCTCTCTGCTAATCAAAATTATTGGCTAAATTTATACAATAAAAGTAAAAAAGATTTTAAAAATACATTAAATCAAAAGTTAAATAACATATTCAGTATTTTTAATATAGTTGTTCCACAAAGTATATATGTTAAATTACATTATTGGTCTATGGGTGTTGCTGCATGGAAGACAAATGTAGATAGCAAGTATATCTCTCAAAAAATAATAAATTTAATCCCTAATTTTTATATATGTGGAGAGAATTATTCAAATTATCAGGCTTGGTGTGAAGGTGCATTACAAACCTCTGAAGAAGTTACCAATAGAATTTCTTGTATTTTAGATAATATAAAACATAATAAAACAAAAAAAAACAAACATAAATTCTGACAATTTATACATCACTAATTACATTTGGCAATTCTTTAATTATCTTATATTATTTAATTTAAATTTTTTTGTTAATTTAAATTAAAATTGATTTAAAACTAATTTTTGTCAGCAATTATAAACACACAATGGACCATATCATTCGTGATGAAGATTACCTTTTTCAGATGCCAGTAATTAATGGTTGCCTCGACAACCGCAATATGATGAAACTCAAGTGCGACAAGTGTGGTAAAAACATCACCACCAACGAGATGCTCATGTGTACACTCTCTGGTGAAGACTTCCACGTAGAGTGTGCGGAGCGGCACTTTGAGGACAATGCCGACTTGGCCAAGATGCGAAAAATTCCCTATGCAGAACGCATGGAAGAATACATGCAGGAGCGGTTTAAAAATGGCGAGGCTGAAAAAGATCTTAATACGGTACTGCTTGCTTTGAATAAAGCATTTCCTGATTCTGCTTTACCTTTACCATAAATAAACATGACTTAAAATTTTCGCATTATAATATCCATTTGATTTTTTTTTTTCTAAAGCAATTGCTTCACCTCTTTTTTTTGTTCCTGAATGTCTAGAAAAATAATTTTGCATTCGTTTTCTTGTATTATGATTTTTATGAGCATATAATTTTAAAGGGGTTCTATCTTTATATTGAGGATAATCTGATGCACCAAAATGAATTTTTCTTACTTTTCGAGTTTTCTTATCTCTCACATATGCTGTATATTTTTTCATTTTAGGACCTTTCTTAAATGTTATTATTGTTTCTTTCATTTATTTAATATATATTAAAAAATATTAAAATATGGAAAAACCCAGTTTTATTTAAATTCTTATTTATTAACTATAATATCTTAGAACTCCCAACCCAATCACCTTCTTATATTACTCTTACTACCAAAACATCTCTTACTTTCTTTCTTTCTTTTTATTAACTTCTATATCATCATCTAAACTTCTAAAGTTTCCCCATCCACTACCTGCACCCAGTCTATACATTTCAGATGTTAATTTATTAGTGTCTTTCTTTTTATTAACTTCTATATCATCATCTAGACTTCTAAAGTTTCCCCATCCACTACCTACACCCAGTCTATACATTTCAGATGTTAATTTCTTACTTAAAAAATGATTACTCTCTTCGATATTCATAATAGGTGTATGTTGTGTCATTTCATGATGATTTCTAAGATATCCAGTGTTTTCTAAATTGTGAATATTCCTATTATTCCAACTTGGAATATAAGCTGATGTAATCAATATAGTAGATAAACTAATTATACTAGATATAATACTCATTTATTATAATTTATTATATAATTTCTTTTTAAATTTTATTATTAATTCTTTTATTTATTTAATATAATTTATATATATATTACTATGAAAAGATTAAAATTTATTAATAAAGTTGGTAATGATGGCATCCAAAACAAATATATTATTGGTTCTGGTATTGGTTCACAAAGTAGATTTGTAAAAACTGCATTAAAAAAACGCTCTAGTAATAATTCAACTGGTAAATGTTGTGATTTTAAAATAACTTCTTCTATAAAATCATTAATTATATCATATGTTGTAACAAATATTAATTTAAGCGATTTAGATAATTCAGAACAACAAGCTTTAATTAATCAAATAAAAACAGATTATGCTAATAATTTAAATATTAGTCGTAATTTAATTATTATTAATTTGACTCAGGGTTCTTTAATTATACATGTAACAATTAAATCAGAAACACCTAATTTAGAAAATATTAAAAATGTAATTAATAATAATGCAAATATAAATAATAATGTTAAAGATAATATTAAAACCTTTTTAGATAATATTATATCTGGAGAAGTAGAAATAGATGATCCTACCATTTCTGAAGAAGTTTTACCATCAAAAACTGAAATATGTATAACCCCAATATCTATTGTAAATATAGTATCTTCTCCTACTGGAAATAAATATGTATTTAATAATTCATCTACTTATAATCCTTTTTTTAAATATAGTCTTAATAATGGTTATTATGAATTTACAAATATATCATCTAGTCATCCAATAGCTATATTAAATGCTGGTAAAACTAATTTAATAACTTATACAGGAGATAATAAACGATTTAATGAAACATTAAATGGAACAACAGCTGATGGAAATTATGATTTCTATGATGGTACTATTAAAGTATATGTTTATGGTGATTTTGGTAGTGTAAGTGTTTATTGTTATCATCATGGTTATATGGGCGGGGAAAATTTACTAACATATAAAAATAGTTGTTCTAGCAATCCCATTAACTCTCCTACTATGACAATTACAAGTAGTGTAAACAATGGTGATACATCTAATCATGCTTCTATTAGTTTAACATTTACTTCTTCAGTAGCAACAACTAATTTTGTTCAAGGAGATATTACTGTTACTAATGGTTCAATAAGTAGTTTTGATGGTTCAGGAACAACCTATACAGCTACATTCACACCATCGGGAGTTGGTGCAACAACAATAAATGTAGGCGCAGGCGTATACACAGATGCTATTGGTAATAATAATATTGCTGCAAGTGAATTTAATTGGACATATAATAATACACAACCAACTATGACAATTACAAGTAGTGTAGACGATGGTGATACATCTAATCATGCTTCTATTAGTTTAACATTTACTTCTTCAGTAGCAACAACTAATTTTGTTCAAGGAGATATTACTGTTACAAACGGTGTAATAAGCAATTTTGCTACAACAAGTTCAACTGATTATACAGCAACATTTACACCATCGGCAGAAGGCCCTACAACAATAAAGGTTGAAGCGAATACATATACTGATAGCATTGGTAATAATAATCTAGCAACAAGTGTATTTAATTGGAATTATGCATTGTCTTCATCATCAACTTATAATATAGATGTTGTAGGATATAATTATTATTATACTTTAAGTGGAACTGACAGAGAGGGTTCAGTATCTGGAGATAATACTCAAGTTGATTTAAAAGTAAATGCAGGTGATACTGTTAATTTTAATGTATCAATGAATTCAGGAAGCCATCCATTCTTTATTAAAAATTCATCAACTGATTTTGATGTAACGTTGGATAGTGGAAATCAAGGAACTACTAATGACACATTAACTTGGACACCAAGTGCAAGTGGTAATTATTATTATATTTGCGGTTCACATAGTAGCATGCGCGGAGATATAATTGTAAGAGTTAATTAAATAAAATTAATATTATAAAATATTTTATAATATTAATAATGAATGTTCCAATTAAATATTTACCAAAAAGATTAAATAAAAAAGATAGAAAAATACTAAAAAAAGAATTAAAAAAATCAAGAAAAGGTTATAAAAAAGGAAAATATATAACAAGAAAAAAAGTTAAATCATTTAAATCAAAAAAATCACAACATATTTTAAATGCAGAGAGAATATATAAAATAAAGAATTTAGCAGTAAATAAAGAATTAGTAAAAAAAACTGGATGTTCTTCAAAATCTCTCAACGCTATAATTAAAAAAGGACAAGGTGCTTATTATTCATCTGGTTCAAGACCAAATCAAACAGCGCATTCATGGGGTTATGCTAGATTAGGAAGTACTATTTCAGGAGGTAAAGCAGCTGCGGTTGATTTTAATATATTAAATAATGGATGTATGAAAAATTCTAAAGCATTAAGATTAGCAAAAAATGCTAGAAAGAAATTTGGTTATGGTACAAGAAAAGTTCCAAAAATAAAACTTTCTTAAGTTATGAATTATTTTTAAATTCATCAACATTTATTATACGATTTTTAAGATATTTATATTCATTTGAGTTAATATCTAATTTTCCTGAACCGGCTAATTCTAAGTCGCCTAATATATTATTTTCTACATGTATATTTTTTTTAATTTCTTCAATTATTTTAGTATTAGACATAATTTCATGAAATATATTATTTTCTTCTTCATAAGAAATATTATTAACAGGATTTATTAAATGGTTTAAGAATATTCTTTCAGGTCCTAAATTATTAATTACTTCATTTATTTTATTTTGATTATTATTTATTAATTTATTAATAATATAATTTGTTAACTTTAAACTTGAATTATAATTATTATGATAATATTGTACTGCCATGGCTAGATATAAATTACTAAAAATATCAGACATTGCTCCAGAAAGCATTTGTTCTTTTTTTAATGAACCTCCTTTTAATGCAACAAAATTAGTTAAACATGCAAAGTCTAATAATTGCTTTTCTAATATTTTTGATGTTCCTGGTAATAAATTCGTAAAATTAAAAGTTGAAAAATATAAATTGAGAGAATGCATGATAATAGATTTAAAATTTGTCATAAAGGTTTTTTCATCATTTTGTAATACATTTTCTAATATTGGAAAAATATACGGATGTGATTTATTTAAACCCTGGCCAAAAATTATTAATGAACGAGTTAACGTATTAGAACCTTCAACAGTAATTCCAATTGGAGCTGCTCTATAAAATTTTTCTAAAAAATTACTATAACCTAAACATATTGCACCACCTCCTTGAATATCCATACCATGATTTAAAACTTCTCTTCCGCGTTCTGTTGTTTGTTGTTTCATTATAGCGCTTATTACTGCTGGACTATCACCAGAATCTAATATAGTATTTGTTAAATCAATAGAAGATTGAATAATCCATGTATTAAATACCATAGCATTAATTTTTTCTTTTATTGCTTCCATTTTAGAGAGGGGCATATTAAATTGAGTTCTAACTTTAGCATAATTTATTATTCCAAATGTAGCCACTTTTGAACTTGCATTTGCTGTTGCGGGTAAACTTATTCCGCGTCCAGCCGATAAACAATCCATTAACATTTGCCATCCATCTCCGATTTTTTCTGGACCACCTATAATTTGATTAAGCTCTATATAAAATTCACCTTTTATAGTGCCATTTGGAAACCCAGCATTAAGTGGATTATGATGTGTTTCTTGAATTAATCCATCATGATGACGTTCTAATAATGCAAGACTAATTCCACTTTTATTATTATTTAATAAATTATTTGGATCATTTAAGTTAAATGCAATACCCATTAAATTTGCAACAGGAGCTAATGTTATATAACGTTTATTAATTTTTATTTTAATCATAGTTTTATTATTGACTTTTACAACTTCGCCTTCATCTATTGAACCGGTTGCATCTGATCCATTATTTGGTCCAGTTAAACCAAAACAAGGTATATAATTTCCATTTGCTAGCCCAGGTAAATACTTAGTTTTTTGTTCTAGTGTTCCATAATGAATTAATAATTCTCCAGGACCAAGAGAATTAGGAACCATAGTTACAACACCTAATGCAGGATCAATGCTGGCTATTTTTGTTAGAATATTAGATATTTCATTAACACTTAATTTTATACCTCCGTAACTTTCGTCTATTAAAAAACTAAAATACTTATTTTTTGCTAAATAATTTATCCAATAATTCGAATTATTATTTGGATAAATTTTTGTTCCGTCATAGCTATTAAATAATTCATTTAATTTAGATTCTGGAAATTTATTTTTCAAAGTATTTTTTTTTGGAAAATTTATCTTACCTATTAAAATAGAACGATCTAAAGATGTATTACCACTTCTTAATGCTATTAATTCTGTTGATGATATTTTTGGAATTTTATTTTTTATAAAATTAAATATTTTTTTTGAAATCATATTATTTATAATTTATATTAATATTATGATTTTATATTTAATTAATTTTCTATTTATTTACGATTATATATACGTTTTTAATTATAATTACTAAAAAGAATTATATACTGTATACTAATCCAGCCATGCCTCCTTCAAATCTTAAAATATTATATCTTTCTTCAAATACAGTTAAGTTATAATTGTATGTATAAATACTTGTAGGTTCCATTGTAGTTGCAATAACTACACCTGTCTCAGGATCGCAAATAGTACTGAAATTAGAAGCACTACTATCAATTGGTGGATTATTATGAATATTAAATTCAAACTGAACATTTTTAAATTTATTAGTATTAAAAGCACCAGTAGGTTGATATTTATAAGGATCAGTTGTTAAGCAAAAATTATAATGATATAATCCTTCTTTAGAATTTGATTTTGTTTTAGTATATTTTTCTAATTTACTATAAATATTAGAATTAAATTCTTGTTCTCTATATTTACCATCAACGATAATTGAAAATTTTTTTAAAATTTCTTTTTTATTATTTTGTTCATTAGTCTCCGCTTGATTTCCTGTTATATAAATATTTTTTGATATATCATATATATCGTTTTTATTGTAAAATATGAAATCATCATTACTATCTTTTAATTTTATAAGATTGTTTGGAATTATATTTTCGTAAGGCCAATTTGTATAATTTGACCATTCATTTCTTTTATACACATCATCTCTTTGAAAATACCACATCCAATTAGATACTAATCCATTACTATCTAAATTAACTTTTGAAGTTTTATTAACTTTAATAAAATTATATTCATAAATTACTTTAACTAAATATTCTTGTATATTTTCAGAAAAATGTGTTCTTTCTTCATTATCAAGAAAGCATTGTGTTGTAATTAAATGAATATCTATATTTACATTATTTTCAGGATAAAATGTAGTTAATGATATATCTCTACTTGGAGGTTCCTGTGTAAATCTATTAAAATTATATGCAATACTTTCACTTGAATTTATTTTAATTCTTGGTATTTCATCATATGTACTATAAGGTTGATTATATATAACATCTTTGATAGTAAATAAATTTTCTAGTTTATTTAGTTCAAAATTAATTTCTAATTCTGCATATTGTAAACAAATTAAAGGTATTGACATATTAGATAATAAAGAAAACCAAGTATTTAATGGTATTTGTAATTGATAGTTATCAATTGATGGTTCTATTAAATTAAAACTTAAATCATTTCTTTTATATGCATTTGGGTAATTATTTGATCTATTTTCATAATTAGCTGGATCAGTTAATTCTTTTACATTGCCTATCATATTATTAAATAATTCTTTTTTACTATTATCAAAATCACGTTCAACCATGTTTTGTAAATAATTACCTGAAAATTTCTGAATAATATGTCCACCTATAGTAAATTCAACTTTTTTAATTAATTGTGTTCCTATATTTTTTATCCATTGAAATTCATATGGTCTATATTCTATTGTATCAGTATCTGTATTTATATGTTGGTATATAGGACTCCATATTTTTGGTAAATTAATTACTAAATATGTATCCATTAACAAATCTCCATATCTTTTAATTTTAAAACTTATATGTGTTTCTTTAGTTATCGAAATATTAGTTTGGCCTGTCTGATCTATTCGATATTTCTGTAATCCAAAATTAGTATATTTTGAATATGAACTTTTAAAAAAACTTTTAGTAGGATTACCATTCAAAATTATATTTTGATTTCCATAAGCAATTAAATTTAATAACCCACCTGTCATTATATATTGTTATTATTTAAATTATAATAATGTGTTTTTTTATATTATAATATTATAATAATATTTAATATATAATGAATGCTAGTAGTATAAAAAAAGCTTTTAAAAATAATCATTTGTTTTCATCTAGATCAAGTGGTAGTGAATATATATTTGTAGCTTTTATAGTTGTTATAGCTATTATTACTATATTAATTACTTGGGTAATATATACTTTAAATAAGCAATTTAGAGGATGTGATATTAATCCCGAACAAAATAAATATAATAATACTGCTTCTATGCCAAATGCTAATTCAGGTATACCGAATGATGAATTTAATGATCAATATAAATCTTTACCTATAAATTTTTATATTAAAACTGCATATAATTCTTGTTGTGGTGATAGTTATAAAAATACTTTTGTTAATAAATGTGCTTTAGATAACTGTATTAATAAAGGTGCTAGATGTTTAGATTTTGAAATATATTCATATAATAATGAACCAATAATAGCAGCTTCTAGTGTTAATAATAATTATATTAAAGAAACATATAATCATTTAGATACTCATCCTATACTTGAACGTATAAAAAATAAATGTTTTGATGAAAATGAAAATAGTGATCCATTATATTTACATTTTAGAATTATGAGCAGTAATAAAGAAATATACGATAAATTAGGAAATCAAATAGATAGTGTATTTGGTGATCAATTATTTAAAGATAGAAATGATTTAGCTGATAAAGCTAATTATGAAAAATTTTTAACTGATAAAATTATAAATTCTGAATATTTTAAAAATAAAGTAATAATTATAGTTAATACTAAATCTAAAAATTTATTAAATTATGGTAATTCTGAATTGTCTAAACATGTTAATATAATTTCAGGTAATGAATCTTTTAATTTAATAAGATATAATGAGTTATATAATAAAGGTGAATCTAATTCTGTATTAATACAAGAATGTAAAAATAAATTTGTTATGGTTATTCCTGATTTAGAATCTAATATAAATAACTTTGATATTGTTCTTCCATTAAGTAATGGATGTCAATTTATAGCAATGAAATTTCAAAATTATGATGAAAACTTGAAATCATATTTAGATTATTTTGAAGATAGTGCTACTTATTATTCTTTTAAATTAAAATCTGAAAAATTAAGAAATAATAATAAACGTGAGCCGGCAACTATAGATCATGGTGTTACACTTACACCACCATTAATGGATTGTATGACGTTAGAGGGGTCGGTTGCTGATGAACCAAATGATAAATGTGTGGCAGCTAAAGACCTGGAGAGAATATTAGTAAATCCTAATGATAAAATAAATTCAGGTGAATTATTATCTGCAATATCGGCTGCACAAAAAGCAGAGTGTGATGAAAATCTAATATCAGATGCTTTTACTAGATCTACGAATATAAGTAGGGATGACAATTTAATTAGTAGTAAATTGAATCCTAGTAAATATATAGTAGAGAAAAAGTTCAGAGAGGATACAGATAATTTATCCAGTATGTTTGAAGAGAGTCCCAAACGTATGTGGAGATTATATGATCTAGAAAGTACTACCCATGCTATAACAACAGAAGAAAGGGATATATTTAAAAAAGATATATGTAATTTATTCAATACAAAAAATCAAATAGTAGGATTAAGTAGTGCTACAACCCATACAGATAAAGACAATGAGATGTTAGTGTATTTAAAAAAAAAATTTTTACCTAACTCGATAGAAGTTATGATATACAATACTTTAATAAAATATCTAACAGACAGTGATACTGATTACACTATAAATTCTTGTTAGACATTATATAAAACATCATTTAGGAGCAATTATGAGTGTCTGCATTTAGAAAAATATTTAATAATATTACAATCATAAATATTATTAAATATTTTCATATATATATATATATATATGAAAGATAAATTTTATGAAGATAAAGAATTAAATATATTACGTAATGCAGTTGATAATGCAAGTACTATATTAGGAAAAAAATTAGCTCAATCAGAAGAAATAAAAAATATAATAAAAATTTTAGAAAATTTTATTAGATCGAATAAATGTCTTTGTTATGGTGGAACAGCAATTAATAATATCTTACCAGAACAAGATAGATTTTATAATAGAAATGTTGAAATTCCTGATTATGATTTTTTTTCTACTACACCAATAATATATGCAAAAAAATTAGCAGATATTTTTTATAATAACGGTTATCATGAAGTTGAAGCTAAAGCTGGAATTCACAGTGGAACATATAAAGTTTATGTTAATTATATTCCAATAGCAGATATAACATTTTTAGAAAAAGAAATATTTAATAATTTAATAAAACAATCTATTAAAATAAATGGAATATCATATTGTCCAGCTAATTTTTTAAGAATGTCTATGTATGTAGAATTATCAAGACCAATGGGAGATTTAACTAGATGGGAAAAGGTTTTAAAAAGATTAATATTATTAAATAAACATTACCCATTAAAAGGTTATAATTGTAAAAATATAGATTTTATGAGATCATATGATGGAAGTAATTATAATGCAGATAATACTTATAATATAGTTAGAAAATCTATAATAAACCAAGGTTTAGTTTTTTTTGGAGGTTATGCTTCGAGTTTATATGGTAAATATATGCCGTGGAAAGAAAGAAAACAATTATCTAATATACCTGATTTTGATATTTTATCAGAAGATGCATTAACTAGTGCTAATATAATTAAAGAACAATTAATATATGAAGGTTATAAAAATATAATTATTAATAAAAAATCTAAAATTTCTGAATTAATAAATACTCATTATGAAATTATTGTTAAAAATGGTAAATTTATTAATGTTTTGTGTTATATATATCAAGTTTCATCATGTCATAGTTATAATATTATTAATATTAATGGACAAAAATTAAAAATTGCAACAATTGATACTATGTTAAGTTTTTATTTAAATTTTATTTATATTGATAGAGCATATTATGATGTGAATAGATTACTATGTATGTCTGAATATTTATTTAAAGTTCAATTAAAAAATAGATTACAACAAAAAGGATTATTAAAAAGATTTAGTATAAATTGTTATGGTAAACATGAAACATTAGAAGATATAAGATATGAAAAAACTAAAAAATTTAAAGAATTACGTAACCAAAAATTAAAAAGTGGTAATTTAAATTATGATAAATATTTTCTTAGATATATACCTTATGAAAATAAGAAGTTTAAAACTAAAGGAATAAAAAATAATTATAAAAAACATAAACAAACTAAAAAACAAAGTAAAAAATAAACTAAAAAATTTTATATTTTTTAACAAGCTGATAATATAATATATTATTACAATATATATGCCTGATGTTCCTGATTGTGTAGTATCTAATTTTCTTACAACAAATTCATTAATGATTGTTGGTATATTAATAGGTACTATATCTGGATGTTGTATGTGTATAATAAAATCTAGATATAATAGAATTAAATGTTGTTGCGTATTAATTGAAAGAGATGTTTTAAGTAATGATACTATAAGTAATATGCAATATAATAATGTATTAAATCCAGTAAATAATATAAGAAGATCATTAGAAACACCTAACCAAGAAGATACAAATATTTCACAAACAGAAGTATAAATTTTTTTTTAGCAAAAAAAATATTTTTGTGAAAATTTAATATTTATTATTTTGATAAATATTAAAATAATTATTAGCATAAATGTACTATATTTTAAATTTAACCAAGTCTGGGAAAGCCGACAAGATTAGCACCAATACCGAAGCCAGCACCTGAGCGGGCAGTAGCACCCATACTAGGTACAAAAGTATCTAAAATTGAGAATGTAGCAGCAGCCATTAATGCTATGCATGCTATTTCTTCAAATTTTAATGCGCGTTTTTCTGGAGGTATAACAAAAGCAACAATAGCAACCATTAGACCTTCTACTAAATATTTAATAGCTCTTTTCACTAATTCTCCTACTCCTGGATTCATTTTGTTTATAATAATAACTAAGAAAAAAATTATTAATTTAATATTAATTTTAAATTAATATTAATTTTATATTAAAAATAACTTAAAATTAATATTTATTATTTTTAATATAAAATGACTGATAAAAATGCTAAAGTAAAAGATACAAATAATATAAATGATTCAAAATATGTTGATTTATTAGATCCAGATCCACCAATAGCAGGACAAAAATTTGTATGTTTAAGTTTTGTTTCTCCTGAAAATATTTTAAAACAAAAACAAGTATTTTATTTTGAGAAATTTATTAAACATTTTGATTTTAAAAAATCAATTGATAAATATACTCATTTTTTAAGTTATTTAAGTTATAAATATAATTTAAATTTTGATAAATTATCTAAAGATTTAGAAGAATTTGTTACAGAAGAGAAAAACAAATTAAGTGAAACAACAATTGAAGATGATTATAAAAGTTTTATTGATAATACTGAAAAAAAATTACAAGAAGAATTTAGTGAATTACATAATTTCCAAACCAATACTCGTGGTATTAAAGTCAGAGGTGTATTTGATTCTCAAGAAGAAGCAGAAATGAAATGTAAAATGTTAAGAGAAAATGATAATTCTCATGATGTTTATGTCGGACAAGTAGGTTTATGGTTACCTTTTCATCCTGAAGCTTATAAAACCGGAAAAGTAGAATATCTTGAAAAAGAATTAAATGAATTAATGGCAAAGAAAAAAGAAAATGATGAAGTAAATAAAGAAGAATTTAACAAAAGAGTAAAAGACGCTAAAAGAAAAGCCATAGAAGAAAATGTTGCTAAAGCTGAAAAAAGTGGTAATAAATTAATGCAATCTATTGATGAAAATGATAATTTAATTAATGCTGATAGAATGGATGTTCCTGGTAAAAATTTATTATTTGGTGATGGAGAAAATGATGATTTAGCTACGGCAGATTTAAGAAAAGAATTATTTGATGGTGAAAATGTTGTATTTGATAAAAATACTGATCATGGATTAGGAGAAATATTAGAAAGACAAAAAGAATTAGAAAAAAAAAATAAAATTGAATCATAAGAACCAATTTCTAGAAAAAAAACCCATTTATCTTATTTTTAACAAGATAAGAAAAAAATTTATCTTCTTGTATTTGACCGTAATACATTTATACATTTTTACAATTATATAAAATTATATATTTACATTTATATTAATAGTAAATTAAAAATATCAATATATATTAATGGGCGATGCACAATATATAAGATTATACGTTAATCCATTTGTTGGATCTACATTTACTAAAGGTAAAAAATTTAATATTAGAACACAAACTAGAAATTTTATTAATAATACACTTATTAAAAAAATGAAAAAAGATGGTGTAGTAGAAGAAGATACAGATACTGTAAATAAATTAAATACAGATGGTATACCTAATAATGCTCTTAAATACAAACATCATTTAGCAACATATATAGATAATATACATCTTACAGTTTTTTCAAATGATCGAGATAATAGAGATCATTTAACTATTGCATTTAAAGATAAAAGTAGAATAATCGTAGATTATAATAAAGAAACACCTATTGTTGGTAAAAATTTAGGATTTAGAGTAAGAATGGAAGGAACTACGCCTCAACCAGATACAGGAGGAAATGCACATATATTACGAACTATACCTCCAGTTATTGAACAAACTATTCAACCTGTAATTTTAGAAGTATATAATGATGAAGATGTACAACCATATTTAAGCCATGATTCTGAATCACGACCACCACGACCACAATCACAAGAATCTACTGATATTATACCTACTCAAGTTATATTAGATTATGAGATATCACCAGAAAGAGAACCTACATCAGATTTTGATAAACTATTCAACCAATTAGAAGATGTAGAAGATGCATCAAATCTTCCACCAAAAGAAGAAAAAGAAGAAAGAAATTCGATTAAAGAATCAGATGGAGAAATAATAGCGAATAGAAAAGAAAACGACTTACAAGAAAATAAAAAACAAAAAACAGGTCAAGGTAAAAGTAAAAAAAGAAAAAAAAATAAAAAAACAAAAAAAAGAAAAAAAAATAAAAAAACAAAAAAAAGAAA